GCTCCCGCCGCACGCGGGGCACTTCACCCGGTCGTCATGGGGCGCGGCGGGGTGCTCGGCTGGCTTCGCCGTTTTGTGGGCCGTGCTCATTTTCGCAAGGTGCCGTCGTAGTGCGGCCCGGTCAACTCAATTATGGCCTTCGCAGTGCGGATGCGCTCCTCCAGCGGCATATCGAGGAAGTGGATGATGAAATCCCCAAGCTGCCAGCGCGAGAGCGGGGCGTTTGGCTGCGCTGTCGAGTTCATCGCCCGCGCCGGAACCAGCGCGACCGCCTGTGCCGTCTTCGCGTCCGTTTTGAGCAGGTTCCACAGGTGCGTTTGCACGAGCCATTTCAGCTTTGCCCAGACCGGCTCGTCGGCGAGCAGCCGGTGGAGCAGGCGCGTTGCAGCGTCGCCCTTCCGCCAGATGACCACATCGTAATTGAGCGGCCACCAGCGAAGATCCTCGCGCGCGACGACGACCGGCGAACCGGGCGCGATGCTTTCAAGCGTCTTGGTGTGGTTGGTGAAAAGGATGTCCACGCCGTGAAAAAGCACCTGCTCGAAACCTTCCTCAAACGCCGCCAGCACGCCGTTCAGCCGCGCCCGCTCGCCGGCCACCCCGCCGTAATCCCCGGCCTCGGCGATGTCCAAGCAGCGCGACTCATACCCGCGCGCTGCGGCGTAAGCGAGATGATTTGGCCGCGTGACCTGCCCCAGCGGGTAGTAGGTCGGCGAGCACATGGTGAGGAGCAGCGTTTTCATTTTTTCATCGGGCCGAAAATGCCTTCTAGGTCGTGCGGCTGGCGGCAGACCCGCGGGAAGTGGGTTTGCAGCTCACGCGTGTCGAGCGTCGCGTCCGCTGGCCTGGCAGCGATTTGCGTGCCCTGCGTGCCCGTCCGCGCTTCATATTCCCCCTCTGGTGCAATCGCCCGCGCCCATTCCAACCGGTTCATCACGAAGGGCGACGCCACGTTCCAGATGCCATGCGCGCCGTGCTCAATCATCTGCACGGCCCATGCGCCGATGTCTCCGGACCACGTCGGGTTTCCGAGCTGGTCGGTAGCGCAGCGCAGCGACTCGCCCGCGTGAACCGCGCGCAAAACTTGGTAAGGGAAGCAGAGCCGTTTCGCGTCCTTCCCCCAGACATTGATGAGGCGAAGGATTAGGGGTGTCCTAAGTTCAAGCAGGCTGATTTCGGTGTAACGCTTCGCCGATGCGTAATTGTTCAACTCTGGGAATTTGGCGTAGGCCGACGAGGCAAAGACGAAACGTAGTCCACGCTCGGCACACAACCGCCCCAACGCCACCGGCTGACTGGCGTTTTCCTCGCGGCATCTGTCAATGTCGGCCTCGCACCCGTCCGCGCTGCAAAACCCGGCGGCATGGACGATCACGTCTGGCGCGGCCTTGTCCACGAGCGCCACCGTGGCCGGCCAATCTTTCAGGTCGAGCGTGGCGCAATACCGCTCCGATGGGGTCGTGCGCGTAGTTCCCACCACTTCATGCCCGCTCCGCAGCGCGGCCTCGGCGATGTGCGAGCCGACCAAACCAGACGCGCCGATGATGAGGATTTTCATTGTCTTAGTCGTCTATGTCCTCGGCGGCTTCCGCCACGCGGTCGCGCAGCTCTTCGACCATGCCAACGGGGTTTGCCCCATCAGTGCGGCTGGACTTGGTTCCGTCGCCGCCAGCGAGGATGTCGAAGCCAGCAGCCGCCGCGTCCACCGGCAACGTGACGACCTTGATCGCTGAGGATAGGAGTTTGCCGAACATAAATTATTGTGCGCCGCCGTGCTCCGGCGTGGTGGTTGACGTGGCCGGGTCGAGCGTGAACTGCTCTGCCGTGTCGGCCGTGTTTGCCTTGGGCGCGTCCCGGTGCGGAGGCGCGTTCGTCGGGTAGCGCGTGCGCCCGTCCCAATGCCCGCAGTAGCCTGTCACGTCCAACATGATTTTGATGCCGCACGCGCGCGCAATCTGGCACGCCCAATAGTCCTCCGAGAGCAGCCGGTTTTTCTGCCAGTCGGCGTTCACCCAATCGCCCATCGGCTGCCCAGTCGGGATATGTGCCAGCTCCGTGTTGACCACGCCGAAGTTGAACAGGTGATGGTGCGGCTTCGTCTTGTCGCCGCCGGGGAAGTCGTCCGCGTATTTCAGCACGAGCGGATGCTGCACCATCGTCTCCAGCGCGTCGCGCCGGAAGCAGATGAAGTCCGTGCCGCCGGCCGCAATCTCCATGAGGCCGTCTGCCGAGACGGGCGCTTCCTTGGGCAACGTGTTCATGCACCAGCGCGGCGGCGTGCCGGGGGCGTTGGCCTCTTTCACGGCATACAGGCCGGCCACGATGGGGAGGTTGCGCGCCACGATGCGCTCGAAATACTCCGGCTTGAAATCAATGTCGCTGCCGACACAGAAGAAGAAATCCGGCTTTTGCGGCAGGTTCAGGAACTGGAACAGATGCCGGTTGCGCGCCCGCATCAGGAAGTCGCCGAGCGCGTGAGTCGTGCAGATGAGCCGCAGATTGCTCTCGTTGGCGAGCGCCATCACGCTGCGTGAATGATAGGGATGCTCTCCCCTGTCCCATGAGGGGACGGAGATATAAACGAGAGGGCGCGTATCGCCCTCCTTGGGGGTTTTTGCCCCTTTGGAGAAGATTAGCCCGTCATCTATTTGCGGCGCACGACGCCAAAACAGAGAGCGAACCCATGAGAGGAAACGGCGAAGATTTGGCATGAAAAAGAGGGGGCGGATTGCTCCGCTCCCCCCGCTTGTGTGCTTCGCCGCTTCGCTCGGCAAGCTCTTTTTTCAGAATGTCAGGTTGGCCGTGATCGTGACCGCGCTGTTGTCGCCGCCGTTGGCCACGCCCGCGCTCTGGAGGCCGATGGCGGGTCGCACCGGGCAGCTTCCGATAGACGGTCGTGGCCGCGCCGCCGCTCGCGCCGCCCGTGATGACCACGGTAGCGACGGCGGCAATCGCCGAGGCGTTGGACGAGTTGCTGTCTGCCGAGTCAACCACGGTAAAGGTAGCGGTCTTGGTGTTGGCGAGGGAGGGCATCGCCGGGACGACGATCTGCACGTCCACGCGCTCGTTGACGGGGAACATGGCCGTCTGCCCAAGATCGAGCAGCGTGCCGTTCGCGCCCGTGGCGACGTTGGGGCCGGTGACGGTGAAGGACACGTTGGCGTCCAGCATCGCGCGGTTGGTGGGGGAAGAGGGAGTGCCGCTCATGGTAGGGAAGGAGAAGGTTGTGGTTGGTTGAAAACGCGAACGCGCTCAGATGCCCGTCTCGGTGTTGGTGATGCTGTCGGTGATGACGATGGGGATGCCTTGGCACTCCTTGGGGAGATCGGCAAACACGCCACCCTGCATACTGCCCATACCGGGCGTCAAGTTGGTGACGCTCGTGAACGACCGCGCGGACTGGAGGCCGTAGGCGGCGGTGCGGTTCATGAACCAGCGGAGATTGCCGCTGTTGCGGATGTGCAGCGGCACCAGCGAGAGCAACTGCGCGCCGAGGGTGTCGGTGAAGGGCTTGGTCGTGGTCGCCGTGCCGGTGCCGACGTTCCGCACGCGGAAAGCGGAGTTGTTGGAACCGAAGGCCATGCCGATCCAGCCCCGGATGTTGGACACGAAGGCGAAAAACCGCTTGGTGCTGTCGGCCGGGTCGGTGACTTGCTGGCGGAACCAAGGCGGCATCTGGAACGGCGGGGCGACCATGGCGGGAGCGCCGGAGGGCGTCTCGACGGTGCCGATGGCGGCGCGGGGCGCGGCGGTGTTGCCGGCGATGAAATGGATACCCTTCAGGTCGAGCCACACGAGATAAACGCTGGTCGTGTTGGCCCCGCCGCTGGTCGTGCCGGCGTTGACCTCGAAGCCGGTGTTGCCGGTGATGTAGGTCACGACGCCTTGGAAGCCCTTGGCGTCGGCGCTCGTGCCGTAGTAGAACTGTGAGGCGATGGAGATGCCCGCGCCACGGATCGCGCCGATGCTCTCGTCGGTGAGGATGTCGCCGACGCTCTTGTCCTCAGCCTCCGGGAGCGCCTCGTCAACGACGAGCGGCGTGTCGAAGAAGAAGCACTCCGCGAGCTTCTGCGCGTAGGTGCTCTTGGCGGGCGTGACGCCAGCACCAGCCGCGCGAAACGCGCCGGTCGGGTAGCCCGTGCGGAGCGTGCTGCGGAAGGTCGTGCCGACGATGGGGCGAACGGGGATGACGCCGAGTTCCGGCGCGAAGGTGACGACGTCCTCGATCAGACCGATTTCGCGGTCTGAGCCGGTGCGCTTCGTCATGTCAAGGAGGGTGAGTTGAGCCATGGTGGGAAAAGGTTAAGGGCTTGGGTTTGGAGAGGGTGGGGGTGCTCAGTTGTTGCCGGGCTGGCGGCCGCCGCGCACGCGCAAGGCGGGGTCGGCGGCGAATTGCGCGCTGATGTCGGCGCGGATGCGGTCGGCCCCGGTCAGCGTGCTCTCGGTCTTGGCGGCTTTCTTGCCGGCCGCGCCGTCCTCGCCTTTTTCCTCCTTCAGCGCCTCAGCGGAGAAGCCGGCGGCGGCGAGCTGCTCGGCGGACTTGGCGGCGACGCGGGACGCGATGACTTGCTTGACGGCGGCGGCGTCTTTGCCGGCGACCGCGCCGCTTTCAACGCCCAGCGCGGCGAGGGTATGGTTGAGAGAGACTGACACGGTGCGAGATGCAGAGACATGGGAGGCGAGGGCTTGCTCGGCGGTCTGGCCGTCGGCGATGTTGATGCCGCTCGCGGAAACCAGCGTCTTGATGTCGGGCTCGGCGGCGGCGGTCGTGGCGGGCGCGAGCTTCGCGGCGGCGAGCGCCTTGATTTCGTCTGGCGTCTTGCCCTCGATGGCCTTGGCGTCCAAGCCGAGGCCAGAAAGCAGCGCGGTATTGGCGGCGGAAAGGGCGGCGGTGCGCTCTTTTTCGCCCGTGAAATTCTGGAGGAGGGTCGCGATGTCCATGGTGGTTACTTGAAAAGGGCGGTTTGTTCGCCGGTTGTTAAATTCCATAGGGCGCGAGGGCGCGGTTCAGCTCACCCGTGAGCGCGGAAAGCGACCCGACCACGCGGTCGGAAAGTTTCTTTTCCACGCTCTGCTCGCCGTCGAACCATTGGCCTTGCAGGTCGGCCTCGTCCACGCCGCTGCGCTTCGCTTTCACGGCGGACAGGAAACGCGCGTTGGTGCGGTCAACGTCGGCCTGCATGAAGGCGCGCTGCTCTTTCGTGAGGCTCGTCCCGAAAACGCCCATGCCTTTGAAGTCGCCGGCCTTGATCACGTCCACGGAGACGCCGCGCTCGGCGAGCATCTTGGAGTAATCGTAGAAAACGCCGTAGGTGCCGACGCAGCCGACCTGCGCGGAGACGGTCGAATAAACGGACGAGCATTGCGAGCCGAGCCAGTAGGCAGCGGAGCACATCTGCCCGTTGGTGAAGGCGGCGGTCACGCGCACGGCGGACAGCGCGGAGATTTGCGCGGCGAGTTCCGGCATCCCTTGGGAGAAACCGCCCGGCGAATTGATGTTGAGAACCACGGCGCGAGCTGGCAGCAGCGCCACGACGGAGAGCGCGGCAGAAATGTCCTCGCTGCGCGTGAGTCCGTAGCACCATGCCTCGAACGCGCTCAGGCCGGTGCATAGCTTCCCGGAAATGTTCACGACGGCGACCGCGCCCTGCATTTCGATCATGTCGTCCGGCTCCACGTCCCATGGCATCCCCTCGTCGGGGTCGTTGTCGTCCGGCTCCATGTCGTTGACCTTGGCGCGAAGCTCCGCGAGCGCGACAGTCTCGCCGAGCAGCAGCGGCAGGCAGTCGCGCACAAACGCGGCGTGGATTTCGCCGCGCATCATCGGAACCTGCGCGAGCAGGCCCGCGAGCGGGGCGGTGGTGATGGTCGGCGGGGTTTTCATTTGGCGGCGGCGGTTTTCGCGGGCTTTTTGTCGCCCGTTTCGGCGGCGAGTTCGTCCTGCGTGGCGGAAATGTCCTGCTTCGTCGGGTTGCCGTTGGGCGTGATGATGCCGAAGTCGGCCTCGGTGAGGTCGGGGTATTTCTTGAGCAGGTCGTTGCGCGCCTGCGCCTGCGCCGCGCGCTCCTCCAGATGCTCCGTGAAGCTGCGCCCGTCGGCCTCGACCAGCTCGCCCATGTTGCGCCGTCCGACGATGTAGTCGAGCCGGTCTTGCTCGGCATCGCGGTTGACCTCGCCGGAGACTTTCGGGGGCATCGTGTAGCCCCATTCCGTCCAGTCCGCCGGGGGCGCGGGCAGGTCGCCGCGCTCGATGAAGCAGGAGAGCGCGAAAAGATCGCACGAAAGCGCGCCGTGACGGAGAACGCTCTGCCGCGAGGCAACGGAGCGGGCGCACTTGCCGGCGATGACGCGCGCGGCGGCGGGTTTCAGGTCGGACGGGTTGACCATTTCAACCGACCAATCAATGCCGATGAAGCCCGACGAAATCAGATGCTGCATGAAGCCCTGCCATGCGGGCGACGGACGGGACGACGTGAAAGACTCCAGCCCGGAGCCGGAATTGCTGGCGAAGTAACGGATGAGGCCTTTCGCATACATTTCCGTTTTCAGACCTGCCGGAACGGCCCCAGTCTGCCCGCTTTTGATGAACGCGCTCCCGCTATCAATCCCGCCGGCCGGGTTTTTCTCAATCAGGCCGATGCTCGACGCGGCTTTCACTCCGATTTTCTCCGCGTCTCGGATCTCCGTGATGTCATACCAGTCGAGGATCGGGTAGCAAAGGGCGGGGATGCCGCGCGTCTGCGAATACCATCGCGGGTCAAAAACGTGCGTGATCGCGGCGGCGGAAACGTCCTTGTCCTCACCCGGCTCGGAGCCGAGCACGCGGTAGGCGACGGGGCGGCCGTCGTCGCCAAGGATGACGCCGTTGTTCATCAGCAGCCCCTCGTATTCGCCCTGCGCGACGAAGCTCTCTGCGTTGCGGGAGCCGATGCGGTGCGCCTCTAGGAACTGAATTTGCGGATAGCCCTCGGCGGTCTTGGTGCGGTGGATGAAAAAGTCCCCGTCCACGTCGAGCGATTTGCAGCCGAGCCAAAGCGTTTTGTGCCAATGAAACGCCGGCCCGCGAAGGCAGAAAACGCGATGCCATGCGGACAGCACCTTCTCCGCCTGAGCGCCCCATGCCGTGTCCGTGCCGAGGTAGCGGCTGCGCCACGCCCCGCCGATGGTGTAGTCGGCCTTGGAGTGGATGCCGCCGGCCAGCAGCCCGCCTTGCGCGTAGATGTAGCGCGCATCCGAGAGCATCGCGCGGAAGCGGAAGCGCGGGAGGAGCGCCGCAACGTCGGTGTCGAGGTAGGGGCGAAAGCTGCGATAATCCGTGTCCTGCGTGACCGGGTAAAGCTGCGAGCCGTTGGGGAAAATCTGGCGCGAGTAGCTGTTGCCGCCGCCGAAGGGCGAGACCGGCGCGGTGGCGTCCATCGCGTTACCGCGAGAGTCGAGAATGGCGGGAGATGACGCAGCGGCGGCCATGGTCGTCAGACTGCCGCGCTCCCATTCTGCGCGCCGTAGTTGTTGCCGAAGGCCGTGCGGTCGAGAACCGTTTCCGTCCACCCGTCCGGGTCAACCTGGTTGAAAGCGTTTTTGAGTTCCGCCATCATCCGGTCAATCGTGACCCCGCCGCGCTCGGCGAAGGCAAACGAGTTCGAGTTGACGTTCAGGGAGACGGCCCGGTCGGGGCCGAAATCAATCAGCTTTTGGACAAGCGAAGCGCGCGCCGTTTCCAGTTGGGCGGCGGTGCAACCGAAAAAGATGCCGGATGAGACGCGGGAGGCCATTCAAAAAGGGCGATTTGTTCGCCGCCAATGGCCCGCCGGTCACTCACGCGGCGGCTTTTCTGACGCTGGCTCGGGCGTGTCGGCCGGCGATGCCTCGGCACCGACCAGCCCGGCCATGCTGGCAAGCACGACCTGCATCAGCTCCGCGTCCCGCCAATGGTCGGGGCGCGAGCCGATTTGATGCCACTCGAAAAACGGAAGCCCCTGCGCCGTGCGCCGCTCAATTTTCCGGCAGGCGTCCATGTGCTTCTTGAACAGCTCCGGCGTGTCGTCCGCCACCGTCCAGATCGGCGCGGGCGTGACGATGGAGCGCAGCGTTTCCAGCCGGTCGTTGATGGCCTGTGTCGAGAAAAGAAATTCCGGCACGCGCTGGCCGCGCTCGTGGATGGTGCCGAGGCCAATGTTGTGCCAGCGGACGGGAGAATAAATCCGGTGCAGGTTGTCCTCGGCGTGGTAGAACGCCCGCCGCTTGACGCCGTTGAGCGCGGCGTAGCCGAAGCGCGCGCAATAGACCAGCACCATATCCATGTTCCAGCCGGCATCAATGCCGACCCAATTTGGCGGGATGCCGAGCGTGAGGCGCATCTTCTCCACGTCGTCAATCGTCAGCAGCCGCTCAACCGCGAGCTGGCGCGACGTGCCTTTGCCCCACCCGCGCGCGACGGCATAGAAACAGTCCTTTTGCACGTCCACCGTCAGGAACGTGTGCTGCGCGTCGGGCCATTTCTCGCCGAGCTTGTAGCCGCCGGCCATGAGTTCCGCCGTCGTCTGCAAAAACTTGTCCGCCACCCATGTCTCCGCGAGCCGACGCTGCACGAAGGTTTTGAGCTGCTCGATGCTGCCGAGGCGCATCGTCTTTTGCGCGCGCAGCCATTCCTCGGCGAGCTTCACCCAATCGAAATGCGCGAGCGCGTTGTAATGCCACGCGATGATGCCGCCCGTGTTCTCCGGATTGGTCACGACGTAGCGCGCGCCGTCGTTCAGCGCGGCCAGCGTCTTTGCGCCGGGGCGGATGGGCGCGGAGCACAGCGGACAGACGAGGCGAAGGTTGCGGCGCACCTTGGAAAACACCCACTCGCCGGAGGCGTTGCGGGAGTCGTCGCCGCCGAAGTCCATCTGCTCCCAGCGCGGCGTGAAATACCCGCCGTGCGCCTCGTCCCGGCAATGCGGGCAACGAAGCTGCCACTCGCGCTGGTCGCTGGCCTCCCACGCTTGCGCCGTCTCGTCCGGCCCGATGGTCACGGCCTGCCCGTCCTCTGTGATCCGCATCTTGACGTTGGTGTGGATTTCCCCGCCGGTCGTCGCGTTCAGATGCAGCCAACGCCGAAACTTCGTCACGCGGGCGCGCGTCTCGGCCACGCGGCCGGGCGGCCACAGCCAGTTTTCATCGTTGAACAGGTAGCCGACGGATTTGCTTTGCAGGTTGCCCAGCTCGTCCACGCCCTGAATGATGAGCCATGCGTTGATGAACCGCTTCAGCGTTTTCGTATTGCTGAAACGGTCACCGGCCAGCAGCGCGCGGACGGGCGCGCAGTCGTCGAGCAGCTCGGAGAAGCGCGTCGAGGAAAATTCCTTCGCCTTCATGTCCGTCGGGCTGTTCCACATCGCGGCCTGCCCGTCGTTGGCGAGCAGCCAGAGCGCGGATAGCTCAAGCCAAAGCGACTTCGCCGACTGCCACGAGGCGATCATCCACAGCTCGCGGTTGCGCTCGGTTTGGACAGCGGCGAGCGGCTCAGCGATGTAGGGCGAGTGGCGCAGGCTGAAATGGCCGGCGATGGGGCGCGACGGGGCGAATTCGACTTCGCGCGCGAGCCAACTTGCGGCTGACCGGCGTTTCCACGGATAGAAGCTCACGGGATTTTGTCCGGCGTCGGCTGCTCCTCCAGCGGCGTGAGCAGCGCGGCCATCGCGTCGTCGGTCGCCCATTTCGGCAAACTCATTGCGCTCTCGCGCCGGCACGCGAACGCGAACGCTTCGCCCATGCGGTTAATCAGGTCGGCGTCGAGCACGCGCCATGCGGCAACCCCGTCCGGCATCCCGACCAGCTTCTCGCAAAGCTCGTCGTGCGCCCGGTTGATGCTGTGCAGGAACCAGAAGATGCCAGCCCGAAACATCCGGCTCCATTCGGAGCGGGGCAGAAGCTCGCCGGCGTCCCGCCGCGCCGCCTCGACCAACAAATCGAATTTCCGCAGGCTCTCCGAGGTTTTCAACCACGCCGCGCGCGCGTCCTTCTCCTCCGCTGCGTCGCCGCTGGCAATCGCCGTCTTGAGCCGCGCGTAGCTCGCCAGCTCCTCGTCCTCTTGCCGACGTAGCGCGCTCGCCGCTCCGCGCGTTCCTTCCGTCACCGCCGCCGCCACGTCCACACCTTCCTTCGCCGGCTCACGGTCGGGGTTGACCAAGCCGCCGCCCCAGACCGGCTCACGGGCTATTTCCCCCGCCTCCGCTTTGGCCTTGCGCAGCGCCGCCGCCATTTCCGCGATTTTCGCCCTTGGGCCTGGCGCAATCTCCTTCCTAGCCACCAGCCATGACGCCAACTCAGCGTCATCCTCAATGGGCGCACCCTGCCGACGCCACTTCGCCGCCGTCTTGAACGACACGCCCCAGCGCGCCCCAAGCTCCTTCATCGTTTCCTTTGCGTTTTGCGGGCCTGTGCCCTTCCCGCCGCTACTCTGGGCCGCGTCGGGCTTCAAATCGCTTCCTTGGCCGGTTTCCGGGCGCGCGTTGACCCGTTTAATTTTGCTGGTGCTCATAAAAAGAAGGTTTGCTGCTCACGTGACC